GAATGGCATAGTAATCTCTTTTGCAACGCCGATTAAACAGATGCTGACTGCGATAGCAGGGGATGAGTACATCTTTGGGACGAAGAAGAACGCGATAGTACCGCACCTTGGGGTGACAGGACGGTTCCTTATGCAGACATTGGGGACGGAATGGGGACGCGAAACAATCGACCAGGACATATGGGTGAACTCAGTGCGTCGTATGTTAACGAAGAGCTTCTTCAGTGAGTACACTCCTGTGATCATCGATGACTTACGCTTTGAGAACGAAGCCAAGATGGTACGGGAGATGGGCGGGGAAGTATGGGAGATTGATCGTAAAGATTTTACTCCTGAGAACGACGGACACATCTCAGAGATGGGCGTAAAGGCTGTCGATAAGAAAGTCCTGATATGAACGAAGAAGAAGATTTGTCTTTTTCTAGCGGCGACTTGATGTCGTATGGATCGGAGTATGGACAAGGTGATTGGTTATACTTTGCCAGCGACTTTCCTGCGTATGAAGATGTCGTCAAAGGCTTTGATAACTTTTGGAATAATACCCAAGTAAAAGAGTTTCCAAAAGATGAGAACGGAAATAACTTGCGTGATGAGAACGGAGAGATAATAGTCATCCGCACAAACAAACCAAGAAAGCGTTTAAAGACGCAGCTTTATTTCCATAACCACAAAAAAAGAAAAGCAAAAACGAATAATGAAAGTACTGAAATTAGCTGACGAAGTATACAAGAGACACTGGCGCGGGTGTAAGGATGGAATGGGATTACTAAACAATGCGGAGGATGTATGTAAGCGTCTTGGGAACGACGTTGAGATCCGCGAAGTAAACGAACGAAGGATCGACGACCTGGTGCTGGGTTTAGAAGACGATAACAAGGCGGCAGGCACGATTAACAAGCGATTGGCGGCGTTATCAAAGATGTTACGCTTCGCTTATAGACGCGGTTATATCGAGCGTATGCCCGTGATTGAACGGAAGAAGGAACCGCAGGGTCGTATGCGTTGGTTGAGCGAGGAGGAAGAGTATCGTATGCTAGGAAAGTTTCATGCGATGGGTAAGCCTTTCATAGCTGACTTCTGCAAGATACTTATTGATACTGGAATGAGGACGGGTGAGCTGTTTAAGTTGCGGGGCAGGGATGTCGATATAAGCGGGGTAAACTTCCAACGCATGATCCATTTGTGGGAGACAAAGAATGGTAAATCGAGATCCATCCCGGTTACTAATCGTGTGTACGAGATATTATGTCGTTATAAAACATCGAACGACGCTTTATTGTTTACCTTTAAGCAACACACTTTAAATCGTGCTTGGAAACAGATGAAGACTGAGCTTGGTATGGACGACGATAAAGAGTTTATACCGCATTGCTTGCGTCATACTTGTGCGTCCAGGTTGGTACAACGAGGAGTAGACATTCGTGTAGTACAGGAGTGGCTCGGACATAGCTCGATACAAACGACGATGAGGTACGCCAAGATCGCTCCTAAGAATTTAGCAGATGCGAGAGATGTTTTGGAAGCATGAAGACGATAGAAGATTTTCGTATAAATAAACTGCTTAGACAGACAGCTCTACAGACAGGTAACCCTAGAGGGACTTACAAACGTAATGAACCACATCCATATGTAGAGGGTTTATTTTATTATAGTTGGATAGAGGGAAAGGAGCGTTGGCATGATAGTGATTCTGTCAAAAGAATGAAGGAGCGCGACAGTAGGTGGAACAAATCTAATAAAGCGAAAGACGCACAATTGAAACATAGTCGAACTGAAAAGCGAAAAGTTTGGACTAAAAATTATCAACAAACTGATGCTTACAAAGCTTATCAAGATGCTTATAAAAAGGAAGGTAAAAGAGCAAAAGTACAATCACGTTACAAAAAATCTGACAAAGGTAAGGCGAAAAACAATGTATACTTAAGCCAACGCAGAGTTAAAGAAAGAGGTTTTTTCAGTAAAATGACACAGGATGAAAAGCTTCTTTTAAAACGATTTTATGAGTGGCGTGTACGTATCCAAAAAAAGTTAGGAATAAAATTTAATGTAGATCACATCATTCCTTTAAGCGTAGGTGGTACTCATCACCCTTCAAACCTTCAAGTAGTGCCTGCTAAGTGGAATCGTCGTAAGCATAACAGAAACTCTGATCGTTGGTTGCCTAACGGTTTTTAAAGATTTGACAAGTCTTCGAAATAAATATCTTATCTAAAAAACGAATGAATCAAAGCGAATTGAATAAGGAGATGGTGTCTCACGGTATTGCCCGTTACCGTCGTCGAGTACAAACAGCCAAGGAACGCCGTCAAGAATCTGATTCACCTTATGGTCAGCGATTGTTGCGTAATTATTTACCGCTGTTTATTGATGCTGTAGAAAAGCGTTTTGATTATCATCGTAAACATCCACATGCTGTACCCGTTTGGATGCCATTGGTATGGGACATGGATACGAGAAAGCTGTGCTTGTTGGCGTTTAAATGCGTCCTTGATGGTATCAGTGAGCGTCGTCCTTTAACTTCAGCATCTATTCGTATCGCTACTGCTATTGAAGATGAGATCCGTTATCAACGATTAAAGGAGGAATATCCTAAAGTCTTTTACTACGCACAAAAGGATGTGGAAAAGAATAAGAACGCTTCATATCGCAGACAACGCGAAGCATTCCTGGCACATGAAAGAGGCGAAGCAAAGAAGGGCCATATCGAAGCTTGGAGACAATGGACTCGTCGTGAAAAGACGATGATGGGTACATGGTTATTGGAATTGATACGAGCCAATACGCATCTTATCGCATTTAAACTTATAGGTATACGCAAGCAGAGTGTGTTTCATGTTACAGCTACCGACGAATTATTCGAGTGGATGGCTGAGTATAATAAGGACCAAGAAATTTTGAAACCTCTGTGGTTACCAACGGTGGAACTCCCTGAGCAATGGTCGTCTATTTGGGTTGGCGGCTATAACGATATTGAGGGAGTTCCGCCGTTATCTTTTATTAAGTGTCACGACTATAAGTACATGAACTCGCTGGACTTTGACGCGATGAAACCTGTAGTCGATGGGGTCAATCATTTACAAGCGACCAAATGGGAGGTAAACGAAGACATTCTAGGTATCGCTAAATGGGCGTGGCAAAACAATAAAGAGATTGGTGAGATGATACGTCGTGAAGACTATGAGTTACCTGTATGGAAGCCCGAGTATGACGACGATGAAGACGGAGCCAAGGAGTTTAGTCGTAAGTGTGGAAGCATTCATCGTTTGAACATTGCGATGAGATCCAAGCGTTTGATGATTATGAAGACGCTATGGACGGCTGAAAGATTCGAAGATAAAACGATATACTTTCCACATCATTTAGATTTCAGGGGTCGCATGTACCCTATTCCTTATTTTCTATCTCCGCAAGGGACCGACCTATCAAAAGGCTTGTTACGTTTTGCTACATCGCAAACAATAAACAACGACGCTGATGCACGATGGTTGGCGATCCACGGAGCAAACTGTTTTGGACACAACAAACTGACATTCGACGAGCGAGTTGAGTGGGTGAATAGCAGACGCAAAGAAATCGAAGAAGTACACCAAGACCCGCAAGTGAATGACTGGTGGCAAGCTGCGGAAGAACCGTGGCAATTCTTAGCGTTCTGTCGTGAATGGGCGCGTTACTTGGAGCAAGGCTATGGCTTTGAAACTAAACTTCCTTGTGCTATGGACGCGTCTAATAACGGTATTCAAATACTCAGCTTGCTCGGTCGTGATGAAATAGGAGGACGAGCCACTAACGTCGTCGCAACTGAACAGCCCGCCGATCTATACACATATGTAAGTGACCGTGTTAATGAGTTGTTGAAGATGCATATGGAGAAAGGTAATCATGTTGCGGCGGCGTGGCTCAAGTTTGGTATTGATCGCAAGACAACCAAACAACCTGTGATGGTTAAGCCTTATGGTGGGACACAATATTCCTGTCGTGAATTGATTAGCGATTGGTATCGCGATAAATGCATGGCTCACTCACTCGATCCTTTCGGATATGAAGCGACGGAAGCAATCGGCTATTTAAATAAGTTAGTATGGCAGGCGATGAACGATTGCATGAAGCGTCCGACAGAGGTCATGAAGTGGTTACAACAAACAGTCAGGATCTTAGGCAAGGAAGATAAGCCGATTACCTGGACGACTCCATCAGGATTTAAAATAAAACAGAACTACATCAACAATAAAACAGTACGAATACAGACACTGCTGGGCGATAAGATCTCATGGATCAAATGTCGGGAACCACAGTTAGGTGTCGATAAAACACGACAAGCAAACGGAATTAGTCCTAACTTCGTTCACAGTCTCGATGCAAGCGTCGCTCAACAGACAGCGACCAAGGCGAAAGCTGCAGGCATTGAGGCATTGGCGATGGTACACGATTCTTTTGCGACGCACTCAACGCATTGTGATAAGTTGTCACAGTTAACAAGAGAGACTACAGCCGATATATTTTCTACTGATCAACTCGCAAAGTTTCGCGACGAGATCTCAACACAAACAGAGAAGGAGTTACCTGAGCTACCGACTTATGGAAAGTTAGATCCAAAGGACGTGTTAGACTCACAATACTTCTTCGCATAAAAGGAGATAACAACAACCATGAATACACTAACCACACCTATAGGTACAGCTCGTTATTGCTGGCTTACTAATCCTTCAAAGGGACAATACGACGGAGAGCACGGTCTTTACCGTTGTGAATTAGTCCTTGAGAAATCAGATTGGGAGGCATTAAAAACTCAGCTAAAGCCTATCTATGACACAGCTTACGATGCAGAATGTAAGAAGCAAGGTAAGGAACTAAAGAAAGCAGAAACGCCTTTTAAGATCGACGCTGAAGGCAATCACTACATCAAGACGAAATTGAAAGCAGGAGGTATTGATCGGAATAATAAACCTTACACGCTATCAGTCGCTCGTCACGATTCACAAGGTAACCCAATCACTGATGACACTATTGTCGGAGGAGGCAGCCGGATAAAACTAGGAATTAAAGTACGTCCTTGGTTTGTCGGACAACACGGATTTGGAATCACACTTGAACCACACGCTGTACAAATTATTGAATTAGCAGAGGTTTCAGGCGGTGGTAAATTCGACTTCACATCAGAAGAGAACGGTTACACACATGGCGGAGAAAGTTACGAGTTCTCCGAAGAAAAACCTAATGCCGAAACGAAAGAGGAGAACAAACCGCTCGCGGCGGACTTCTAATTTTCGTTCTGGATTTGAAGCGAAGACCGCTGACTATTTGAGGCGGTTGGGCATCGAGTTCGAGTACGAAAGTTTGAAGATCAATTATATGCGAGAAGCTACATACACGCCTGACTTTATATTACCTAATGGAATCATCGTTGAGACTAAAGGGCTATGGAAAAGTGAGGATAGAACGAAGCACTTGCTGATCAAAGAACAACATCCCGAACTCGATGTCCGTCTTTGCTTTCAAAATGCATCAAATAAAATACGAAAAAACAGTAAGACTACATATGCTATGTGGTGCGAAAAGAAAGGAATAAAATACTGTGATAAAACCATACCAAAATCATGGCTGAATACAAAGAAATGCACACGCCGTGTCCAACTTGCGGGTCAAGTGATGCCCGATCAGTCTATCTAGATGGACACACTCATTGTTTTAGCTGTGGCGAAACAGTTCAACCCAATAAACGAATGGAACCACAACAAGAAACCCAACAATCAACATTTATACACAATGGAGAATATACTAATCTTAACCGGAGAAACTTAACGGAAGCTACCTGTCGCAAATGGGGATACCAAACAGCGATAGTAAACGGAGAGCAAGCACAGGTAGCAAACTATCGTAGTCGTGACGGTAAACTCGTCGGTCAGAAAATCAGATTCGCAGATAAGTCATTCAAGATACGAGGCGAGTTAGTCGGCTTATATGGTCAGCATTTATGGCGTGACGGTGGAAGAAAGGTCGTAGTGACTGAAGGTGAGATCGACGCTTTATCTGTAAGTCAGGCATTCGGACACAAGTGGCCTGTCGTTTCCATTCCGCATGGAGCACAGTCAGGAAAGAATCATGTATCACAAGCGCTTGATTGGCTGGAACGCTTTGAAGAAGTGATCTTCATGTACGACATGGACGATGTGGGGCGCAAGGGAGCGACGGAATGTGCGGCGTTATTAACGCCAGGTAAGGCGAAGATAGCAGAGCTCCCGTTAAAAGATCCGAATGATATGCTGGTAGCTAACCGCTCAAAGGAGTTAGTGGATGCTGTATGGCAAGCACGGGAATATCGTCCTGATGGAATCGTCGGGGCCGAAGAACTATGGGAAAAGATTACCGAAGTAAACAACGCGGAGACAGTGCCGTATCCTTACGACGAATTAAATCGAATGACATTTGGTTTAAGACGAGGAGAACTGGTTACATTGTGTGCGGGTTCAGGGATAGGTAAGTCGTTGTTCTGCAGGGAGATAGCATATCATCTATTAGAGCAGGAACAAACGGTAGGATATATCGCGCTCGAGGAGAGTGTCAGACGGACAGCCTTGGGAATCATGGGACTACATATTAATAAACAATTGCATCTTGAAGACGATGTTCATCATGAAGCGTTACGACCTGTATTCGAAGAGACGGTAGGTAACGGACGCTTTTATACTTACGATCACTTCGGTAGTTGTGACTCGGATAATCTATTAAATCGCATCAGATACCTATGCAAAGGACTGAACTGTAAATGGATATTCCTTGATCACCTGTCGATTGTAGTGAGCGGCTTTGACGGCGATGATGAACGACGCTTAATCGACAATACCATGACGAGACTAAGGTCGCTCGTTGAGGAGACTCAATGCGGAATGGTTCTTGTCAGTCATCTGAAGCGACCACCAGGCGGTGGACACGAAGAAGGACACGCCACATCCCTGTCACATCTGCGAGGATCTCATGCGATACCGCAGTTGTCGGACATGGTGATAGGCTTGGAGCGTAATCAACAATCGGAACAAGAAGCAAACCAAACAAAACTACGCGTATTAAAGAATCGTTTCAGTGGCGACACAGGCGAGGCGGGTACGCTTTACTTCAACAAACATACAGGGAGATTAAATGACAAGGATACAACGGGGTTTAGACCTATTAATACTAACAATCAAACGGTGGATACGAATCCTTTTTAAACGATGAGTAAACCACTGACATTATACTTCGACATAGAAACCAACGCGATTGAGGACTTCACACTACTGACAGATTTAGAAGTCATTCATTGTATTTCTATCTACGAACCACAATCCGAAAAGATCGTCACCTATAGCGGAACTTCTATTGAAGAAGGACTACGACAATTAGACAGGGCGACTACCATCGTCGGTCACAATGTAATAAACTTCGACATTCCTGCGATACAGAAGTTATACCCTTGGCGACCTAAGGCACGGATCTTGGATACATTGGTATCTTGTCGTGCGGTGGATAGCGACATTGCATTACTTGATGCTGTCCGTGAAGACTTCCCTTCTGAACTGATGGGATCGCATAGTCTGAAAGCTTGGGGCCATCGATTAGGTATGGAGAAGATTGAGTTCGGGGAGGAATCGTTTGATAAGTTCTCGAAAGACATGCAGTTATACTGTGAGAACGATACGATCCTAACCGCTGCTGTCGGTCAATACTTACGACAAGAGAATCCAGCTACCAAAATGTTGAACATCGAGCACAACTTCGCTCGACTGATGCGAGCCCAAGAGTTTCGCGGCTTCGCGTTTGATGAGGATAAAGCTAGAGAACTTGTACGCGTATTAACGACGAGAAGGGCGGAGCTGACAGACGACCTGCAAAAGATGTTTCCACCTGTAGTCGAAGAGATGAAGACTCCGTTGGGATGGAAGCTCGAGATTGAATGGGAGAAAGGGATAGAAGTTATAGTTGCCGATACTCAAAAGCAGATTAAAGAGGCTTTAAAAGTAAGGAATCTTAAACAAGTTTTAGTTAAGAACGCGGTAAGACTAGAGAACAAAACAAAACAGATACCGTTTAACCCCAGCAGTCGTGATCAGATAGCAGATCGCTTGAAGGAACTTGGATGGAAACCAAAGACATTTACTCCTAATGGAAAACCAAAGATAGATGAAAGTGTATTGGAAGCAATAGATCATCCATCTGCTCGAAAGTTAAACGAGTACCTTATGGTATCCAAGCGGCTGTCGATGTTAGACGAAGGAGATAACTCCTGGTTAAACTGCGTAAGAAACGGACGCATCCACGGGCGTGTCAATTCAGGAGGAACCGTGACAGGTAGATGTACACATTCGTTTCCCAATGTCGCACAAGTACCCGCAGTACGCGCTCCCTACGGCAAGGAATGTCGTGAGTTATTCCGAGCCGGGGATGGATACAAGCTTGTCGGTTGTGACGCAAGTGGACTCGAGTTGAGAATGCTCGCCCATTACCTTGCTATTTATGACGGCGGTAACTACGCTAAGGAACTGCTGACGGGAGACATCCATAGTCATAATCAAAAGAAAGCGGGATTAGAAACACGTGACCAGGCTAAGACTTTTATCTACGCCTTTTTATACGGAGCAGGTCCGGTTCGTATCGGCGATATAGTCGGAGGTACAGCGAGAGATGGTAAGATATTACAGAAAAGATTCCTGGCATCACTGCCCGCTTTAGCACGATTAAAGAGCGAAGTGGAAGATCGTGTAAGAAAGCACGGCAGACTACGCGGTATTGATGGTCGCGTATTACCGATAAGATCCGAGCATTCTGCATTAAACACTCTGCTACAATCAGCGGGAGCTGTCGTTATGAAGCAGGCTTTGATCATGTTACACAACCAACTCGCTGGTAACGCGTGGGAGATCGGTAAGCATTACGCGTTTGTGGCGAACATCCACGACGAGTTCCAAGCGGAGGTAGTCGAGGACAGGGCTGAACGCTACGGAGATCTGGCAGTTCGTGCACTCCGATGGACAGGTAAGCATCTGAAGATGAGATGTCCACTTGATGGCGAGTACAAAATTGGTTATACTTGGGCCGACACCCATTAGTATATGCCTTCATCTAACGCCCAACGCATTGGCACGATTGCGGAATACAAGTTCATTGTCGCTTGTTTGGAACGCGACTTTGAGCCACATCTGTCAATCACTCCAATGCCCTGGGATTGTCTGCTTGCCTGCCCCGCAGGTGACCTCAGAGTACAAGTTAAATCCACAAGCTTCCGCAAGGGGCAATCATATAATGTGGTAACTGCATCGGGATGCAAGGGCAAGTCGGAATTGTCTAGTGATGTCGATGTCGTCGCTTGTTATGTAAGTCCTGAAGATACATGGTGGATGATACCAAGAGATGAGTTGACAAGTAAATCGATTAAGCTAAACCCGGAACCTGACAGCAAAAGTAAATACAAAAAATACCAAGATAACTGGAGCATATATTACAAATGAAAACGACACTATTAATAGACGGCGATGTACTCGCGTACCAATCCGCATTCATCGCACAAACAAACTTCCAATGGGAAGAAGAACTATGGACAGTACAAAGCGACCTAGCCATCGCCAAGGAATGGATCGTAGATCGATTGGTATCCTTTAAGGAGAAAACAAATGCGGATGATTACATCTTAGCTATAAGTGACCGCAATAACTTCCGCCGTAAACTGTTCCCTGATTACAAAGCTAATCGTCGATCTAAGTTTGCACCGATAGGACTAAAGCCTATACGCGAATGGCTCGACCAGGAATACGGTACAGTTATCTATCCTAATCTAGAGGCGGATGATGTGCTCGCTATACTCGCGACTGAACGACCCGATAGAAACGACGAGCGTATCATCGTGTCTATCGACAAAGACTTCAAAGGAGTCCCGTGTAAGTTCTACGACTTCAATCGCGATGAGATGCATGAGATCAACGAAGAAGAAGCGAATGCCTATCACTTGATGCAGACGATCGCGGGCGACGCTGTTGACGGATTCAAAGGCGTACCAGGTGTAGGCACAGTTAGAGCAAAGCGTATGCTTGACGATGAAGGTGCGACATGGGCGACGGTTATGAAGGCGTATGAAAAGGCAGGGTTATCGGAAGAAGACGCGTTAACAAATGCGTGGATGGCGTACTTAATTCGTAAGGGACAATATAATAAAAAGAAAAAAGAACTAACATATTTATGGATGCCTGAGGAGTTTACACCCGCTAAGAAGCGTAACTATTCCCATATCATTCATCAGGTTACGGGAGACTTGGACGAAGATTTGTCTCGACCAAAAGCTTTTGAACCATTAAATATATAATATAGTGGAAAATTCTGTTGACAGAAAACTACCCGACCTTAGTAAGGATTTGCTCGACATCTTGGATGCTCGGTTTCCTTCTCGTTGTCCTGATCCTAAAGATAGTGAGCGCGAGATATGGATGAAGGTTGGTCAGAGGAAAGTCGTAGAGTTTCTACAAGACGTTTACGAAGAACAAAATACAACAATCATTTCAACAAAGGTATAATTATGTGCATGGGCGGCTCAACTCCTCCACCACCTCCACCTCCTCCACCACCACCGCCTCCACCTGCGGCGACAGCCGAACGCGTACAGCCTGCTCAAGCTTCCAAACGCGGTGGATCTACGGTTAAACGTAAAAGAGGTACAGCACAACTTACGCGTCCTTCTATGGGAGGAATGGCTAAGGGAACTGCTGGTGTAAATCTTCCTAAGTAAGTATGCATTACGAAACGGCTCAAAGCCTCTACACTTCGTTAGAGAATACGCGGTGGACATTTCTTGATCGTGCCAGGACTTCATCGGAACTAACCCTTCCGTATGTCCTGCCGCCTGAAGGTCACGGTCCACACACTAAGTACTACACTCCGTTCCAAGGTATTGGAGCGAAGGGTGTAAACAACTTAGCATCGAAGTTACTTATGGCTTTGCTTCCGCCTAACGCTCCGTTCTTCCGCTTGGTCATTGATCGGTATGAACTCGACAAAGCGAAAGCTGAGATGGGTGAAGAACAAGGGGAACAGCTACGCACGGATCTCGAGAAAGCTTTGAGTGAAGTCGAGCGAGCTGTGTCGCAAGAGGTTGAAGTAGAAGCATTTAGAGTAGGAGTTTTTGAGGCGTTAAAGAATCTACTAATTACAGGTAATACTTTACTATATCTTCCTGACGAAGGAGGTATGCGAGTATTCCGTCCTGATAGATATGTCGTTAAGCGTGACCCTATGGGTAATGTTACGCACATAGCTGTGAAGGAAACGGTAGCTCCAATGATGTTACCTGAAGAAGTAAGACAAGAAGTATATAAAGAGTCCAAAGATAATACATGCGATTTATATACTTCGATTGTCAGGGAAGATAATAAGTTCTATGTCCAGCAGGATGTTAAAGGTATCGTCATTGAATCGTCGAAAGGATCGTATTCTATCGACAAGTCACCTTGGATACCTTTACGCTATACACGTATTGACGGCGAGGATTATGGTCGCGGTATAGTCGAAGAGTACATCGGTGATTTAAAGTCTTTAGAGTCATTAACTCAAGCTATCGTTGAAGGCTCCGCTGCTGCGGCGAAGGTATTGTTCATGGTCAATCCTAACGGTACGACCAGAGCGAGGACATTAGCGGAAGCAGCAAACGGTGCAATCGTTCAGGGTTCCGACGGCGATGTGTCCGTTCTTCAGCTTAATAAGTTCAACGACTTTCGCGTAGCTCAACAGGTCATGGCACAGATCCAAGATCGATTAAGTCACGCTTTTCTTTTAAACAGCAACGTCGTTAGAGACGCAGAGCGAGTTACCGCCGAGGAAATACGTATGTTATCACAAGAACTCGAGGCGGCTCTCGGCGGGCTGTATTCTATTTTGTCACAGGAGTTCCAGCTTCCGCTTGTATCGCGTTTGATGGACCGCATGGGCAGGAAGGATCGTCTACCTAAACTACCTAAGGACATAGTCAAGCCTACGATTGTAACGGGCGTTGAGGCATTGGGTCGTGGTAACGATTTGAATCGATTGGATATGTTTCTGGCAGGAGCGAGTCAAGTCGTCGGGCCACAAGCTATCGCTGAGTACGTCAATGTAAGCGACTACTTTAAACGCAGGGCAACCGCGTTAGGAATCGAGACCGAAGGTTTGATTAAGACAGAAGAAGAAATTCAACAAGCCATGCAGCAGGCTCAAATGATGGAGATGGCTCAGAAGTTAGGAGCGCCAGCAATGGGACCCGCTATCAATGCAATGGCTAACCAACAACAACCACAACAACCAACACAACAAGAGGAATAAACGATGGGTGATTACCAAAAAGTAGAGATCAACGAACCTACTACAAACGAAGTAGAACCAGAGGAGAAACCACAAGAAGAAGCTGTCGAACAACAGCCTGAAGTACAGGAAGAGCAACAAGCTGATCGTCCTGAATGGCTACCTGAAAAGTTTGAGTCTGCCGAGGATATGGCGAAAGCTTACTCGGAACTTGAAAAGAAGATGGGAGCAGGGGAGGAAGAAAAAGAACAAGAAGAAACAACAGAAGAGAATGAATCGGAAGAAACTCAACAAGATCTTACGGAGTTACAAAGCCGTGTTAACGACGCTTCTACTAAATACTTTGAAAGCGGCGGTGAGATTACTGATGAAACTTATCAAGCTTTGGAAGAAGTGGGTATTAGCCGCGAGCTTGTGGATCGTTTCAAAGCTGGACAAGAGTCACTTGAAAACGCCGAGATAAGCGACATTCAATCCGCTGCTGGAGACGAGTATGAAGCGATGGCTCAATGGGCAGGTGACAGTCTTGATGATGATGAGTTTAACGCATTTAACGAAGTGGTGAATAACGGTACTGTCCAACAAGCAAAGCTTGCAGTCAAAGGATTATATGCGCGTTATAAATCCGAAGTGGGTGCGACGGGACCGAAGCTTGTCAGCGGAAGTACTACCGGAAGTTCCACAATGCCGTATCAATCGATGCAGGAAGTCAGTCGGGCTATGCAAGATCCTCGTTATAAGAGCGGAGATAAAGCTTATCATAACGAAGTGGATCGTCGTTTGGCGGTGTCTAACTTTTAACAATGTTTGAACTGTTGACACTATTCCTTACAGGAGGCGGAAGCGCCGCGATGGGATCGCTTTTAAAAGGGGTCTTTGGTATGATAGTGGATAGTCGTCAACATAAGTACGAGTTGGAAATGGCGAGGGAGGCGCGAAATAATGAATATGCAATCAAGTTTCAAGAGAGTCTTAACAGTGGTGATGGAGGTGCTTTTACTCGCGCTACTCGCCGGATGCTCGCATTTATCGGAATGGGAGTCATCGCCTTCGTCACATGCCTCACAGCGGTTTATCCGTCAGTCCCAATACTCAGTACAACAAACATTACAGGGGAAGGGCGAACAGAAATTCTTTTCGGGCTCCTCAGTTTTCCAGCAGAGCAAACCGCTATGGTCATTACAAGCGGACACCTCTGCCTCTTTGAATGCTCCGTCGTGTTGCCGATGATTGTCGGTTTCTATTTTACACCCGGAGGAAGGAGATAACAATTTTGACATCTAACAAAGACAGAAGTCGTTGCCCTGTGTGCAGGATAACCTCGAACGAAATCGGCGCGAGAAGTCAGCTAAACACTAACAATAATCTAAATATAAGGAGATAAATAATCATGGCTAATGGAGATACAGATCCATCACGCGTCGGTCAGATTAACTCAGCGGGCGATGTTAACGCATTGTTCCTGAAGAAGTTTGCTGGCGAAATCCTAACGACCTTTGAAGAGAATAACATCTTTAAAAGTCTTCACACAGTACGCACCATCGAGAATGGTAAAAGCGCTCAGTTCCCTGTTACAGGTATTGCTTCCGCTTCTTACTACACTCCTGGTCAAAACATCGCTGATTCTGGAAACAGTTACTTGAGCGACATCAAGAAGAACGAAAAGGTTATCACTATTGATGACGTCCTTCTCGCTTCTACCTTCTTGTCAAACATTGACGACGTAAAGAATCACTACGACATCCGTTCCGTCTACGCTTCCGAGCTTGGTAAAGCTTTGGCACTTCGCTTTGATAGCGCTCTTGCTAAAGTCTTTATCGCTGCTGCTCGCGAAACTACTCCTAATGTAACAGGTGGAAAACTCGGAGGAATCCTTGACGTTTCTGCTAACGCAATGGGAACAGGAGCTGACAGTTCTGATGACGCTGACAACACAGATCCAACAGGAGCTGAACTTGTCGCTGCGTTGTTTACTGCTGCTCAAAAGCTCGACGAAAACGACGTTCCTTCCGACGGAAGATTCGCAGTTCTGCGTCCTAGCGAATACTACAAGTTGATCACAGGTGCTGACGGAAACAACAGCTTCAACTTAGTATCCGCTGTAAACAAAGACATCGGTGGTCTTGGTTCTATCGCTTCAGGATCTATTCCTCAAGTAGCTGGAATCAGCATCTACAAGTCCAATCACTTGCCTTCAACTGACTTATCGGGTGGAGCAGGAATTGACGCTGGTGGATCTAACGATGTGTTCGGTGGTAACGGCGTAGGATATGACGGTAACTTCACCAACTCGCTTGGTATCGTTGCTCACCCTGCTGCTGTAGGTACAGTAAAACTGCTTGATCTTGCTACTGAGTCTGAGTATCAGATTGAGCGTCAAGGAACTTTGTTTGTAGCGAAGTACGCAATGGGCCACGGAATCCTCCGTCCTGAGTGTGCTATCGAATTACAGAAGTAGTTCTTTTCTTGGTTGTGTGGCGGGTGCGTGGTTTTTTCATTCGTTTTACCTCGCACCCGCTCACTTCCTTTATTTAAATATTTTAGTTATGGCACTTACTACAAAGCTTGAAGCAGTAAACACGATGCTCGGAGTCGTTGGAGAATCTCCAGTTAATTCGATTATAACATCTCCTGGTAATAGTCTTCCTGTTTCTGTCGTTACAGCTTTGAATGTGCTTGATGAAGTCAGCCGGGAGATACAGTCGGAAGGCTGGCACTACAACACGGAGCATGAATATCCTCTTGTACGCACGGCTGAGAATAAAATCAATCTCCCAAACAATACATTGAAGGTTGATACTGAGGTTAATAAATATACCGATATAGACGTCGTTCAAAGAGGTACTAAACTATATGATCGAAAGAATCATCGTTATACATTTACTAGCGATCTAGATGTATCTATCACTTTTGAGTTAGAGTTCGAAGAACTACCCCAACAATTTAGAACATATATTATTACAAGATCTTCCCGTAAGTTTGCTAATCGTTATTTAGGCGCACAGGAGATCGAAGGTTTTACCTTACGCGATGAGATCATAGCCAAAGCTTTAGCGGTTGATAGCGACAGCGAGAACGCCGATAGAACGATCTTTGATAACTACGATGTAAAACGCGTACTTGATCGCTAATGCCTTTAATATCCACATCTGTACCGAATCTTGTACAAGGCGTTTCACAACAGCCTGATAACCTTCGCTACCCTGGTCAAGCTGAAGAACAAATAAACGCATTTAGTTCGGTAGTGGACGGGCTTAATAAACGCCCCCATCGTGAATTAATAAAGGGGTTAGGCACGACGCTTGAAGACGACGCTCTCATACATTTTGTTGATCGTGATCCGCAGAATAAACACGCGATGATCTTCAACCACAACGGCGGTACAACGAGCGTTAATATCGTAGATGTAACCACAGGTAACGCGATTACTACGAATGTAAGCGCATCCGCTGAACCTTATTTAAACAGTATTACTTCTCCTTTGTCGCAGCTTAGAGCGTTGACTGTAGCGGATTATACCTTTGTTGCTAATACGAATAAAGCAATAGAGATGACAAGCGACGTTTCTGACGCGTTAGAATACGAAGCTTTAGTGTTCGTTAAACTCGGTGATTACAGTAAAGAATATAATATTTTTATTGATGACGAGAAGTTCACTTATCGAAGCGGTGACGGGCAGGGCTCAGGTACAGATTCAACGGGAGGTAGTGCTGGGGATGGTAGCGCTGCAGATACTGAATATATCGCTTCTCAGTTGGATGTTACTTTAGAAACCACAGGCTCCGTTGCAAGCGTCACTGTAACAAACGGAGGTAGCGGATACACTTCACCGCCTGATGTTACATTTCCTAATCCAGGAGGAGGCGGCATAAGAGCCGAGGGTTACGCATCTTTAAATGGAGGAGTAGTTAGTGAAGTTGTAATTACTAAAGCAGGATCAGGATATACCTCCGCTACAATCGCGTTAACATTTAGTGGTGGAGGCGGATCAGGAGCGGCAGCTACAGGTAATGTACGATTAGGCAGTATTGCTCAGCATGTAATGGTTCGCGGTAATTTACTGAAAGTTAGCCACGCTACCACCGACTTTAATATCAGTGTAACCGACGGTCTGTCTGATCAAGCTTTAGGCGTTATTTACAAAGAAGTATCGAGCATAGCCGAGCTTCCTCAAAAGTGCTTTAACGGATTTAAAGTAAAGATCAAGGGCGATGTAGAACTCGTACAAGATGACTACTATGTTAAGTTTGTAACGAAGGATAATAAGGATGTTGACGATCACTTTGGTGAAGGCTCATGGGAAGAGGATGTCGGATACGGTGTTAAAACGACATTGGACAACACAACCATGCCGATTCAAATCGTACCTACCTTGGACGTTAATGGTGTAATTACTTCCTATCAAATAGATGTAGCTTCTTGGACAGGTCGATTAGTAGGCGATGATGACACGAATCCTTTACCGTCGTTTGTCACTACCGATCCTTTGATTCCTAAAAAGATAAATGATCTATTCTTCTTTAAGAACCGTCTAGGCATATTGACAGACACAGCGGTTTTATTTTCGGAAGCAGATGAATACTTTAACTTCTTTCGTACCACAACTCTATCTCTTTTAGACAGCGCTCCTATCGACGTTGGGGTCGCGCATACAAAGGTATCTAAGTTGACTCATGCATCTGCGTTTCAAGAGAAGTTAATCTTATTCTCCCCGCAATCGCAGTTTGTATTGAGAGGGTCGGATCTACTGACCGCTAAGACGGTTAACATATCGCCTATTACGGAGTATAATGTCAGCTCACAAGTGCGTCCCTTATCGCTTACTAACTATGTTTACTTCAGTTTCCAACGCGATTCTTACGAGGGTATCTATGAGTTCTTTGTTGATCAAGACAGTCAAGTGTTTGACGCGTCGGAAATAACGCAGCAAGTACCGACCTTCTTACAAGGTAACCTCAGAAGTCTTTCAGGTAGTGCCAGTGAGAATGTCATTGTAGCTTCGTCTGATGACGACCTATCCAAACTCTTTGTATATAAATATTATTGGAGTAATAAGGAGAAGATACAATCTGCTTGGATGCGTTTTGATTTTGATAAAGAGATTGTCGGCATGGGCTTTATTGACTCCGATTTATTCATCGTTACAAAGGACGGTTATCTCGAAAAGATGGCGATGGAGTCGGGCCATAAAGATCCAGGTTATGACTATGCTTTACATTTGGACCGTCGCATAGACAACACTTATAGCGGAGTTACCCTATCGTCGTATGATACTATTAATAGAACGACGACTATAAGCGGAATGCCTTACGATCCTGAAGGTGCGGTCGTTTATACAAAGACAGGAAGACGACTACCTATAACGCGTCTTAGTGCGACCTCATTTACGGTTAGATACGATGTTACGGATAAACCGTTTTTTGTTGGCTTTGAATACGAGATGTCTTACACCTTCTCCATACAAACTTTAAAACAACCAACCGAGCGTGGAGGGCGATCATCTAGTAACTTCACGAAACAACTACTAAGAAACGGAGCTATTGACTATTCAGACACAGGACACTTTACGGTGGAAGTAACGCCACTTTATCGTGATACTTATAGCTATGCTTTTAATCCTACTAAGCTTGGGGCAGATGCGGTTATTGGATCTCTTGTGCTTGATAGTGGATCGTTTAGGTTCCCTATACAAGCGCGTCATGACGAGGTGGAAATAAAACTAACATCTACATCTGCATTGCCTATGAAGTTATTGTCGGCAGAGTTTGAGAACTTCGTTCATTCCCGTTCAAAACGATATGGATAATGAATACTATACTTACAAAGATTGCATTGTTGAGCCCGCAAACGGCGATTATGACGCAGATGCTTTGTACGCTGATATGAGAACGTTAGATATGCTTGAGATAATAGGACTAGGCAATCATCCTCGTTTAGCACTTGTCGAATCCTACAAAGTAACCGAGAGACCCTGGACGATATTGACGCGTGATTATCGCATGATAGGCTCGTTTGGAGTCGCTAATTCTACGATTGAAGGCATGGGCGTACCTTGGTTATTAGGAACTCATCGTATGCATTTAATTAAAAGAACTTTTATCGCAAACTCAAAAGAGTGGCTAAGTCGTCTATTTAATGATAAATATGAAGTGTTAACTAATTATATTATGGAAGAAAACACACTATCTATACGCTGGCTAAAATGGCTAGGAGCGTCGTTTAATGACTGTGATGTAGAAGGTTATAAACAATTTACTTTTTATAAGAAATAATCGTTATGTGTGATCCTGTAACATTGACAACAATAGCGGTAGTTTCCGGCGGCGCTCAGTACATTGGTCAACGCCGTATGGCGCGTCAGCAAGCTCGTTATCAAGCGAGAGCGGCGGAGATGGAACGGCAACGGGCGATGCAGGAACAGTCGGCTATGCGGATTCGTCAAGCACAGGAACAAGAAGCAGCTAACAGAGAATTGGCAGATGTATCGTTAAAGAGTCGTGAGGCACTCGCTAAAGCCCGTACAAGTGCAGGAGAAGCGGGAGTAAGCGGAGCATCTGTCGAAGCTTTACTTGACGACTACACCCGCCAGGAGGCTGCGTATAGAATCGGTATTAGTCGTCAGCGGGAACTACAGGATGTGCAGACAGGATTAGCTTTAACGGACGCTGGTTATCGCACACAAATGCGTCAAATAGATATTAACCGTCCTATCAATAAACCGAGCTTCCTGACGGCTGCCGCTTCTACCGCATTAGGTGCTGCGTCGGCTTATCGCACAGGACTTGAATTACAAAAAGGATAATAATGGCTTCTTTAGACGACTTAGTAAAAGCATCACGTAGTAAACGCGTTCAAGTTGCGGATCTACCGGACGCTCCCAAGCTTCGGCCTACGATTAGAAGCGGCGGTCAATACACGGTAGCTGTACAGCAGGCAGGTCGTAATAAGCTGATGGATTTAGCGGACGCTTTATCTAAGGTTAATCCCATCCTAAAGGAATACAAAGGGATTGCGGACATCGAGCTCGAGGAGTATAAACAAGAGTTAGCAAGCCTAAAGCCTGAAGAATTGCAGGGAATGCTAAAGAAAACCGAAGGCGAGTTTGATAAGATGTCGCGTAAAGGTGGGTTTACTGAATGGTTAGTATCACCTGTTAACGAAGTCAGAAAACGCCGTGCTTTAGGTCGTGCGGCTCATGATCAATTTCAGTTAAAAATGCTCGACGCTAACAGTCGTTTGTATAAACCTAACGAAGGTGACGACAAGTTAACTACCGCACAACTACTAGAACAGGAATACGATACATTTGTTTCTGAAAACCCCGCACTACAGGGCCAATATGCAGGTGAAGGTTTTCGTGAAGCAGTTAATCCTACCATACTCGCGCTTACTCAACGCTTTGATCAGCGAAAAGCCGAGCAGTCTAAAAGCGATACTTTACTAGGTAATACTTCTGCTATACACAGATTAGCAAAACGAGCACCTTTAGATAGCGAATTAGGCTACAATATCGCAATGGATGAAGCGTCTAAGATTTGGGACGACTTAAATGCGTTTTCTCCTGACAAACAACTTAAAGTAATTGAAAGTATATCGACGAATTTAGCGCGTGAAAAAGGCGGAGAACGTAAGGCGGAACGCTTTTTATTGTGGGCGCAATCCAATTTAAAGGTAGGTAATACGAGTTTTGCTGTGATGGAGGATCAAGTAGATCGTCTTGAAAGCGTGATTAGTGCTACCGCCGAAGCTTCTGAGCGTTTAAATGAAGAAGAACGCAAAGACAAAATGCGAGAAAAGAGTGCTGAGTTTGGGATTTTATTAAATCAGTTAGGACGCAACGGGAGCGTTACATTAAACCCAGGTGAAGAGCCAATTACAACGCGTGAGGCATTACTTGAAAGATTCCAAATAGATGCGGAGCAAGACGAGGATAATATATATACAGGGGAAGTTTCCAGAGAATTTGAAAGAGTAATGGCTTCCGATTTAGATCCTAATCAATTTATTAAAAATAAGATCATTAAAGACTCGTATTCTTATAATGCGTTATACAACAACGTCAGCAGGCAGATGCTAGCTCTTGGTAGAAGCAGTGCTTTTAAAGATTTATCGACAGACCCGGAAGGTGCTGGTGAGTTTATAAAAGTAGAGAGAGATCTTTACAATAAGTTGAAAGCCGAAGCTGACATGGAGTTGGAGAGAATTATAGCTTCAGGTGAGGCGGATAATCCAGCGGAAGCTACTCTTTCTTTGAATAAATTTATAGATAACAAGATGGTCGATTTTCAAAAAGAAGCCATTAATGATTTAGAACAAGTTAGAAAAAGACAGACTGAGGCAGACAAGGCAGAAAAAGAATACACACAACAAATTGCGGTTGATCCGGGTGAAGACCCTAAACAAGCAGCTACTGAAAATACATTTTTTGATGAGTCTTTAACTGAGATGGTAGAAAAAAGCTCTAAAAATGTATTACTACTAGCTATTAAAGATATTCCTTTAGAAGAGAGACAAAAAGCTTTAGAGTATAATGATAAGTATTTTAAAAAAGCTTTAACGGAATCCGCTAAAGTCGCTACTGGTGGATACAAAAAACGTAAGTTTAAAAATTATGGTGTAGCCTTAAAGTCAGGATTAAAAATTGTAAACCCTGAAAAAATGCGTATTAAGGAAAACCGTTTTGGGTTTGATAAGAGTTTAGTTGAAGTGGAATTAAATGAGCACAGCGCTGAAGAAATGCGAAAAGCTCGCGATCAATACTTTAGAATGGCGAGGATTCACGGTACATTTTCCGATGTACAAGTTTTAAAATCAGGCATAACTCCTGAAGGGATTGACGGATTTGATGTGGAAAACGATATAAACTCCGCTTCTTTCGTCCTTATGAAAGCAGATAGACTTAAAGCTATAAAAGATGTAAAAACATTAGAAGAAGTGCCTGACGATGTAAAAGAGATTGCTGACTTAATTGGGGAGTCTGATGACTATTTAAAATTTATACGTAATCAAATAAGGTTGCAGAAAGCGCTATTTGATCCAAACTTTGATAAATAATGGACGAAGAATTAAATAACGAACAAGAAGACGAAAACGAGTTCTTCGATTTATTCGACACTTTAGCCGCGCCTTTTCGGGGTATTGAAGGAGCTTTCCACGGTGTTTATAACCTGGCGGACTATGTTCTTGCGGATTACTTGCCCGATTGGGACGAACGTTGGTTAGGCGAATCTCAGTCTACAGTCGGGTCTCTTGTTGAAAGTGTATCTCAATTCACTGCAGGATTCGGTCCTATCTTCGGTATTGCAGGTAAGGCGGGAGCATTAGCTAAGGCGGGTAAACTTGGATCATTAGCTAAGTCAGGATCGCTTACACAACGGGCATTAAGTAACAATCTTACTCGTGGTACAGGCGCTGCAATCGCATCAGACTTCTCCGTGTTTAACGGGCAAGAAGCTAGGTTATCAAATCTTATTCAACAATACCCTGAACTTCAAAATCCTATTACCGAGTTTTTAGCTTATGAAGAAGGTGAAGGGGAAATAGAGGGTCGTCTTAAAAATGTTCTTGAAGGGCTAGGCTTGGAAGCCGCTACATTCGGCTTAATACGCGGATTAAAGGGAATTAAGAAAGGGAATAAAATACGCTCTGAAGGCGGCGGTCCTTTAGATGTTTATAAAGGTATGGTCAATGAAATGGGTGGAGACCTTACGAAATTATTGCCGGACTTTCTTAAAGGAGGTAAGGAATTAAAAACAGAAACCCCTGAGCAGTTTGAAGCTACTATTGAGTCGCGTCCACCAAGGCAACCTTTTAAGACTAACCTAGAAGCGAAGCGGGGGCTGGAGGGTAGTCGCGGGGCAGATTATATCAAAGGACGTTTAGTAAAGAAGTTTTTACCTGAAGGACTTGATCCTGCTGACGCAAAGGATGTCGAAACATTTATAGACACGATGGGCGAACGCCTATTTAACGATGTGTCTATGTCTGTCACAAACAAGATACAATCAAGAGGTCGTTTTACATTCTCCAATAAATTGGTAGAGATTCGTAAAAGCGTCATAGAAGAGGGCGATTTAAAGCGTCCTATGATTCATGAATTGTGGCATAGCTTAAGTCGTTACTTACCCAAAGCGGATGTAAATAATTTAACTAAGCAGTTTGATGCGGAACGCAGTAAGTTTTTAGACGATCTAAGCACAAGAGCTAAAGATGAAAACTTAAGTGCTAGTGAGCGTTTACGATTAGCTAAAGAATTAAACGAATTTAAAAAAGGTAACTTTAATGAGGCTAATTATCGTTTCTCTGATATAGACGAATACTTCGCAGAAGAAATGACTGATGCGTTTTTAGCGAAGTTAGATAGCGATGCTGCTCTTGCTAAATCAGGAACTTTTAAACGTCTTACGCAAGAAATGGCGATTCTTCTAAAAGATATATTTGCCAGTGTTAAATCTAAGTTAGGAATTGATCAAAGACAGAAGATATTTAATGACTTTGTAAAACAGCGGAATGTAAAGATCCAGCGTCAAGCTCCCTTGGATATGTCAGGAAAAACATACGCTGATATGCCTGAGCTAGATCCGACCATAAAGAAAGCTTGGCAGGAAGCTGAAGTCGATATTGAGACACCTCGTGGTAGACTGCCTAACATTGGTCAGTTAAATAGTACGGATAAGTTTGACCAAGTAAGAATAGCTGGAAGAGATTGGGTAAAAGCGAATCTACCTGATCCAGGACCAAAAAGTTACGAAGAGATTACAGAAGAAGCTTTTGCTGATATTGACAATATTTCTCCTGACTTAGCTAAGAACTTTAAAGCCACACAAATCAACTCCTTAGAAAAGGCTAAATCGTTGCGTGACGAAGTAGCGGTAATGAAAATGTTTGGTAAGTCTTTGGCTAAGAAGGTTTTAGATCAAGCCCAAGAATACAAGAGTGCTAAAGGAAGCGATGTAGCTTTAGCTAAATTAAAGAATACATTCCAAGAACTTATTGAGTTTGAAGCTTATTATTCAGCTATTGGTCGTGAGCAGTCTTTAGGTCTTGGAGTCCGTCGTTTTACCGACGAATATAAACCTCGAAAAGTAGGTGTGGATGAAGGGGAAATCATAGCGTCCGACGGTATTCGTAATAAATACTTAAACGAAAGTGGTGGATTAGATCCAGATCAGTTTATTAAGTTAGTTGACGAAGCTACAGACGATGGTGATTTAGAGACGACGCTTACTCGAATGCTAAAGCTGGCGAAGAAAACGCAAGGTAATAAGTTTCTAAACATGACCAAGGAATATTGGATCAATGCCGTTTTGAGTGGTCCTAGAACGCATGTGGTCAATATGTCGGGTAACTTCTTAACCTCGTTCTTATCGACGCTTGAGACCGCTATAGGCGGAGCTTTGACCGGGAACATGGACGTAGCTAAACACGCGTTTGCTTCGTGGGCTGATTGGGAAATGGTAAAGGAATCCTGGAAGTTTTCTAAGAACGCATGGAAGAAAGGTGAGAACCAACTACTGCCCGATTCCAAAGCGTTTGATGATGGTCGTATTGATTCGATTACACCTGAAAACATGGGTCTAGCTCAAAGCGATAAGTTGTATAAACCGATGCAAAGCCTTGGGCAGTTCTTACGCTTACCTTCTAGGTTGTTATTAACTTCTGACGAATGGTTCAAACAAATGAACTACCGTCGTGCGGCTCGTTTTAAATTAGCGATAGAAGGTCTACAAGGTGCAGGTAAGATAAAAGATCCGTATGCCTTAGCTGCGTTTATCGAAGATGGTATGCAGAATGTTATTACGACAGGAGGGCGATACTATTCAAAAGAAGCTTTTGTAAAACAAGCGACTGCCCAAGCGGACGCTAAAGGTTTAACAGATGGTCAAGAACGCGCAGCCTATATTACTGATTATGTTTCTCAAAACTTCGACGAAAATATTTCCGCTATTGCTGAGTTTGCTAAAGATCAAACCGAGTATCTTACTCATACGCGAGAACTAGAGAAAGGTACATTTGGATACGGGGTACAGCAATTTACAAAGAATTGGCCAGCAGCTAGTTTTGTTCTTCCGTTTGTTAGGACTCCCACTAATTTGTTGTCGTTTTCTTTTGAAAGGTTTCTTCCGGTCCAAGGTTACAGGGGAGGTAGGGCTTTACTTAGTTCAAAATACCGCAAAGAATTTTTAGCGGAGTTTAAATCTCCTGATCCTATTATTCGAGCTCAAGCTTTGGGTAAGCTAACGACAGGGACAGTGATGACAGGCATGATCGTCGATATGATGTGGAACAATCGTGAATACATCACAGGAGGCGGGCCTAAGGACGAGAATCAAAAGAAAGCCTTAGAAGCCACAGGTTGGCAGCCTTACAGTTTTAAGGTAGGCGATAAGTACATTAGTTACCAACGTCTTGATCCTATCGGAACTGTTATCGGTGTTGTTGCTGATATGGTAGAAACAGGTGTTAAGCATCCAAAAGGTTTTAATCAAAGTCCAATGGAAGGCGTATTCGCCGCTATCGGGATTACCTTCTCACGGAATGTTACTAACAAATCTTACCTATCAGGTGTTCAAATGTGGACAGATGCTTTAAGCGAGCCTGAGCGTTTTGTACCGCGTTTACTACGAAACTATGCTTCGTCCGGTATTCCTATGAGTGGTTTCTTGGGTCAGTCTCAATATGGAGTCGGTGATCAAGAAGCGCGTGAGATCCGTTCGATATGGGAAGCTATGAAGAACAAAACGCCTGGTTTACGCAACTCTCTTGACCCTAAACGGAATATCTTAGGCGAAGCTGTTACAATAGAGAACTTGCCGCTTATAGGCGCGTTAAGTCCGATAGCTACAAGCTCCGTTAAAAACGATCCTGTATTGACGGAAATGGCGAACCTACAACACGCGTTTAGGAATCCTCATTCTACTTACAACGGCGTTATAGATTTATTAGAGTTTTACAACGATAAGGGTCAAACCGCCCATGATCGTCGCTTAGAGAAATTAAATTCTGTTCGTATTGGAGGCCGTACTATGCGTCAAGATCTTGAGCGTTTAATAAACTCTAGGCGTTATCAAAGTATGTCTCCTATTTCTGAACCAGGCTTTGAAAGTCCTCGAGTCGAAATGATTAATAAAGTTTTACGAAAGTATCGCAGTAAGGCTTTAGACGAGACCATGCAAGAGTTCCCTGAATTATCGAAATACTACGAGCAAATATCAAAAGCTAGGTACGAACTTAGCATGGGAGCTGATCATTCTGATGTCCTTTCGGTATTGACGGCGCAATAAACCTTGAAACAATCGCAATTAAAAAGTAATAATATAACACAGAAATCATGCCGAACACATACGTAGAATATACTTCCGCTATATCGGATCAAGTTGAGAATGGTTTTGAATTTTCTTTTCCATACTTAAACGACCTGGATGGTACACCTTTAATTGATGTCTATGTCAACGGCACTCAAATATTGTCGAGTCAGTTTTCAATTAGCGCTTCTAAAATCGTTATAACTTCGGGTGTGGTCGCCGTTGGAAACGTCGTTAAAATTACCCGCAATAGTACGACGGCTTCGCCGTTGGTTGATTTCGTTAATGGTTCTGTTCTTACGGAGGAAGCCCTTGATGACGCTTATCTTCACAACTATTATCTATCGCAAGAAGCGGCGGAAGGATCGGGTGGTGAACAACTTAGTAAAAAAGGCGGTGAGAACTACGATGCGGACGGCGTTAAGATTACCGATCTTGCCGACCCTACCGACGCTCAAGACGCCGCTACAAAAGCGTATGTAGGCACAACGATTGATACTACTGTTGATGCGTTGACCCTCGCAGACTTCACGGGTAATGCACTCGATCAAAACCTCGATGTAAACGGCTACAGGCTCGTTGATGTCGGGAATCCGCTGAACGCTACAGACGGCGTTAATAAACAGTATGTGGCGGGTGTAGCTGACCAACTGTCGCTTGGAACGGGTAACCCTCCAGGTGTATCGAAGTTTACAGGTACAGGTTCACAGACGGACTTTGTACTTACGTTTTCAACGAACCATAGTAACTCATCCGCTTATCTAGTAACGCTTAATGGCGTCGTTCAAGACCCCGATAACTACTCGATTGTAGCGGGTACAAACGACATTAGGTTTACCGTAGCTCCAGCTTTAGGCGTCGAAGTAATCGTTATTGAACGCGGTTATCGCAACGCTTTTACCGAGATCCCAACGGATTATGACTACGGTACTATCGCGCCATCGGCTCAGTTTAACTACGACTATGGCGTGGGACTAGCGGCGCTTACAGCGTTCGTTGATAACGGGCTTGTATCGGGATCAATAACTAACTTCTTAGACTACGGTAGCAACTTCTACGAAAGCTTTGCCACAGTCTTTTCATACGGAACTCTTATTTAATACATCACATGAGCAATACGCAACTTAGACTCCGCAGAGGCACTACCGCCGAACACGCAAACTTTACAGGCGCTCAAGGCGAGTTGACCGTCGATACCGATAAGAACGCATTGGTACTACATGACGGGGCGACTCAAGGGGGTAAGGTTATTGATAACAATGTTACATCCACAGGCACGAGTGTATCGAGAAGCCTTGAAGACCGTTTTGCTGATTATAGAAACATAATGGATTACATCCCCGAAAATCTTAGAGATGAAATTACTTCAGCTACTTCTACAACTGTTACCTCTACGCTTACACCTTTGACTTCGTATTTTAATACAGCTTTAGCTGACGCTTCTGCGAATACGATGAACAAATCTATTTATATACCAGCCGGTCGGTATAGGTTAGGTTCAATTACGATTCCTCAAAGAGTTAGATTAATAGGTGAATTTATAGGTCGAGCAACAAATGATATTTGGGGTTCCACTTTAGACTTCTCTGAAGATGTCAGTAGTGCTGGCGATACTAAAGCTTTGATAATGGGAGGTGAAGGTATAGTTTTCCGTAATCTAGGAATCTTAGGCCCTGGAAGATCAGAGTCAGGGACTTTTGGCGTATATGCTGGTGTAGCTACATCGGAAGCTCTTGGTCAAAGAATTGACATAGATCACATACAAATAAAAGATTTTGAAACAGGTATATGTATTAGTCGTTGGTCAAATCGTATTATCAACGCTCGTGTCGGTGAGTGTAATACGGGAATTAGATTAGCAGAACAGACCAATGATACTTATATATTAAACTGCTCTATTGGGGCACCCGGAACGGGTTCAGCCAATCCTACAACCGCAATAAAAATAGACCAAAACGCTGGGGATGGTATATTTATAAAGAACAACCATCTCGAACAAAACTATAGAACTTTAAATATAGAAGGCGGTACACAGGTTGTTATTAAAGATAATTACTTTGAAGCTACTAACAGCGAAAGTATTTATATAAACGATACAACTGACAACATCCCTAAAGGTTACAATATCGTTATAAAGGATAATTTCTTTGTTAATTATAACAACAACGCAGATACAAACGGGCGAAAGCACTTACATTTAGACGCTGGCGGCCCTGTTTGGATTGAAGGAAATCATCTAGCTCAATATAAATCCAGCACAAACACAGGAGTGGAATATGGTTTTGATTTTAACGCGACTTCAAATTTTCAAGGTGTATATGTAGGTCTAAACTCGATGGGTGCGCATCCTACTAACTTTATTACATCAGCGGGATTAACACAGGCTGAAAAAAGAAAGATTAAATCACCATTTAATTATAGTAAGAGTTTCCTTTTAGATTTAAGCACAGGAACTTTAGATAAAACTTTCTTTAGCCTTCCTACCCAAGCTTCCCAAGACAATGCTAATGCTAGATCTTATTATGTAGTAAACGATATAAAGCTAACTGTCGTAGAAGCTTTAAACGCAGATATTGATCACGTTAGGTTCGGTAAGACTAATAATATATCTCAGTTTATGGATAATAGTACCAAACTTAATTTGGGAGGTAATATTAGTGTCAATTCAGTT